GAAGCAGGTGCGGCAGAATCGGCCAATCCCTGACCGTTGCCGGGGCAGGTCCGGCACAAGTCCGGCAGTCCGGCAAAATCGCGGAAAACAGCGAACGGCATGGGCGTTGCAAACGCGCCCGCGCGTCGTGCGCACGCTCCCGCCCCCTACGTCCCTTCGGGACTACGGGGGACGGGAGAACGCAGGCGTGTGCGCGAGGGGGTTTCCGGGTCTCGGATGCCGCGCCCTGCCGCGATTCGGTCCGGGCTGAAGCCCGGCCGATCGCTCATGAGGAGGGACCATGTTGATGGGTGCCGCTTCGACCTTCGAGACCCTGGACGCGCTCTCGAGGACCAGGCCGCTATCGCCTTCCGAGGTCCTGCAGCTCGAGCGTGCCGTGCGTCGCAAAGCCGGCCTGGTGGGCCTGAAGCGCTGGACCAAGCGCGACCTGGCTCGCCTGAAGCGCTACCTCGAGCGCGGCAAGAAGCCGGCGAAGATCGCTCCGCTCCTCGGCCGCACCGAGCGCGCTGTCTGGCTGCGCATCTACCAGGAGGGCTGGACTGTGGGCGAGCTCTGCCCGGCCGACGTCTTCACGCCCTCACGCCGGCGCAACCGTTCAATCGCGAAGCGGTCCCGCGGGTGAGAGGATAGAGCAGCTATGCCCCGACCCTCGAAGTTCAGCCCGGAATTGCTCGACGCGATTGCCGAAAAGCTCAGCCTCGGCATCCCCCTGGCGGAGATCTGCCGCGACGAAGGCATGCCGAATGCCGGCACCGTTCGCGACTGGATGAACGGCGAGGTGGAGACTGTTGACGGCATCACGGTTACCCGCGTCATCGCGCGTGCGCGGATGCTCGGCCACGATGCGATCGCTGCCCGGGCGATGCTGACTGCCCGCGGGAAGAAGGCGGAGGAGGGCGGCGACAGCTCGGGCGACGTCCAGCGCGACAAGCTCATCATCGACACCGACCTGAAGCTCCTCGCGAAGTGGGATCCCAAGCGGTACGGCGACCTGTTGAAGCTGGCCGGCGCCGACGGCGAGGGTCCGGTGTCGCAGCTGCAGCTCCACGGCGAGCTCACCCCGCAACAGGCCAGCGAGGCCTACGTGAAGCTGCTCGGCGAATGAGCGACGTCGTCGACTTCGCGGCCTTCAAGGAGCGGCGCGAGAATCCCTATGACCGCGCCGTGAACCTCGAGCAGGAGCTCTTCGCTAACAGCGACGGCACGGTCTGGCCGATCCGCGACTGGTTGGGCATCGACGGCGAGCCGTGCGCCAAGGAGGACGCGGTCTACGCGACGGCAGGCGGTGATGACCCGAACAAGGGGCCGTGGTTCGGAATCTGGCTCGCCTCGTACGGCCTCGGCCCGCACCAAGAGAAGATCCTGAAGATGCTTCAGGACAAGGCGGCGGCCGGCGATTGATTTCAACGTGGAAGGAGAGAAGTGATGGACGGTCAAGAATTGGCGAATTCGTCTTACGGAGCAGGGCAAGTCGTGGGCCGGCAGCCGCCCGGCGCGGGCTCAGCTCGGAAGGTGACCGCGGCGGATTCGGTCCGCGACCAGTCGGAGCGAGCGATCGCCCGCCTGAGTGCGACGCGGTGCCGACTGCAGGATTTGCACGCTCGCGTTACCGGACAGAGCCTTGCCAGCGACAGCTCTGGCGGCAGCCTGGCGCGCGATGTGGCGTCGTCCGCCGGCTTCATGCCTGGGACGCTGCAGGCACTCGAGCAGGTGCACACGGAGATCACTGGCATCGACGATCTGCTCGCGCAGTTGTCGGAGTACATCTGACCAACCGGCCCCGCGTCCTTCGGGGTGCGGGGCCGAACACCTATCGGCGGCGCAGGCTCAATGACCTTCGACTGGAAACACCCGGACTATGTGCCCATCCTGGTCGACCGTGCGCGACGGCTGAAGCGGCTCCGCGCAATGAGCGCCGAGGATATCGCCGGCGTGAAGGCCTTCTACCGCGAGCATCCGGTCGAGTTCATCAACGACTGGGGCATGACCAGCGACCCGCGCAACGTCGAGGTCGGGCTGCCGGTGCACGTGCCGTTCGTGCTGTTCCCGAAGCAGGCCGAGTTCGTCGAATGGGTCTTCGACCGCTGGCGGAATCGCGAGGACGGCCTGGCCGAGAAGAGCCGCGACATGGGCGTCAGCTGGCTGTGCGTCGCGATCGCGGTCCACATGTGGCTGTTCTTCTCCGACATGCAGATCGGCTTCGGCAGCCGCAAGGAGGAGTATGTCGACGAGATCGGGAACCTGAAGGCGCTGTTCCCGAAGATCCGGCTGTTCGTCGACCTGCTGCCGCGCGAGTTCCGCCCGGCCGGATGGGACGGCGGCAAGTACATGCTGATCAACAACCCGGCGAACGGGGCGAGCATCATCGGCGAGGCCGGCGACAACATCGGCCGCGGCGCCCGCACCGGCATCTACTTCAAGGACGAGTCGGCGTTCTACGAGCGGTCGGAGAAGATCGAGGCGGCGCTCAGCCAGACCTCGAATTGCAAGATTGACGTGTCGACTCCGAACGGCTCCGGCAACAGCTTCTATCGCAAGCGCCACAGCGGGAAGATCGAGGTCTTCACGTTCCATTGGAAGGATGACCCGCGCAAGGACCTGGCCTGGTATGAAAAGCAGCAGCGCGAGCTCGACCCTGTCATCCTCGCCCAGGAGGTCGACATCGACTATTCGGCGTCGGTCACCAACGCCTGGATTGAGGGAACGCTGTTCGAAGCGGCGTTCGGGCGAGGGCCGGCAGACGTCCAAGCGATCGGCCCGAAGATCCTCGGCGTCGATGCCAGCCATGAGGGCGATGACCTCTCGACCATCAGCTTCCGCCGCGGCCGCGTGAGCCCATGGACCAAGGCGAAGAAGGGCCGAATCGACGGGCCCGATCTCGCCGGTTGGGTCATCGAAGAGGCGGACACCCTGGGCGGCGTTGACTGCATCGTCGTCGAGCTCGATGGGCCGGGGGTCAGCTGCTACGACACGCTGAAGCGGTCGAAGTACGCCAACGTCACGGTCGGCGTGCACACCGGCGCCAGGCGCAGCGACGGCAAGAACTTCAACCTTCGGGCGAAGATGTGGCGCGGGCTGCGCGACTGGCTGAAGGAAGAGCCGACCAGCATCACCCGCGACGGCGAGCTGAAGGCCGAGGCGACGGCCATGCGGTACTCGTACAAGGACGGGCTGCTGCTGATGGAGAACAAGAAGGAATACAAGAAGCGGGTCGGCAAGTCGCCCGATCGCGCGGACTCGCTCGCGCTCACGTTCGCGGTCGACGCCCTGCCGCAGCCGAAGCCGCAGGCGGTCAGCATCCCGACGCTGGCGATGCGGCGATGACCGCGCCAAGTCTTCAATCGCTGCCGCGGCGCGCTCGGCGGTAACACCCGCATCCATGGCCGAAGCCCTCGCCGCAGTCGAAGACCATGACACCGCGCTCGAGGCGCAGGACCGCGACGAGGACGCGCTCGACGAGGTCTTCAATCGGGCGACCGTCCGCTTCGACCTGGCCGTCATCCCGCAACTCGAGCAGCGCAGTCTGGCCCTCGCGGCCCGTCGCTTCATCGCGATTCCCGGCGCCATGTGGGAGGGCGACTTCGGTGCGCCGTTCGACGAGGCGTTCAAGCTCGAGGTGAACCTCACCAGCGACGGGCTGGAGAAGATCTACCGCGACTATAACGAGAACCGCATCGTCCCTGACTTCCGGCCAGCAGGCGGCAAAGGCGACGAGGATTCCGCGGCGACCCTCGACGCGCTCCATCGTGCGGACAGCCACTGCTTCAAGTCGCAGCAGGCCCGCGACAATGCGTTCTATGAGAGCTCGGCCGGGGGATTCGGCGCGTACCGGCTGACGAACGAATGGGCGGATCCGTACGACAAGGACTCCGACCAGCAGCGCATCAACCCGGGCCTGGCGATCGTCGACGCCGACCAGCGCGTCTTCTTCGACCCGGATTCGACGCTCTACGACAAGTCGGACGCGAAGTACGCCTTCGTCATCACCTCGAAGGCCCGCGAGCAGTTCGAAGATGACAACCCGGACGCGATCGCCAACTGGTCGGACCTGCCCGACTATGAGCCGAAGTACGACTGGTTCTCGCCCGATGTCGTGAAGGTGGCCGAGTATTACGAGGTCGAGGACGTCACCGAGAAGCTGTACGTCCTCACCCACGTCCTCTCCGGCGAGGAGCAGCGCTACTGGGAATCGGAGATCGACCCGGACGAGCTGAAGGACCTGCGCCGGATGGGCTGGCAGGTGAAAACCCGCGAGCTCGAGCGGAGGCGCGTCCATAAGTACGTGCTGAGCGGCGCGGAGGTGCTGGAGGACCAGGGCATCATCGCCGGCGACCGGATCCCGATCGTCCCGGTGTACGGCCGGCGCGCCTATGTCGACGGGGTCGAGCGCTTCAAGGGCTACGTCCAGGACCGCATGGACCGCAACCGCCTGTACAACATGGCGGTCTCGAAGCTGGCCGAGACCAGCGCCCAGTCGCCCCGCGGCATCCCCATCTTCGCGCCGCAGCAGATGCCGCCGCACCTGGCCGATCAATGGGCGAACCAGGTGGTCGAGCGCCACGCCTATGCGCTGGTCGAGCCGCTGTACAATCCGACGTCCGGCGAGCTTATCTCGGCCGGGCCCGTCGCCACCGTCGAGCCGGCGCAGGTCGACCAGGCAACCGCGGCAGTGCTGCAGCTGGTTCGATCGGACTTGGTCGAGGACCAGCAGGACGGCTCGGAGCAGGCGAAGGCGAACACGTCGGAGGAGGCGCTGGCCTTCGCCGCAACCCGGGTCGACGCCAAGTCCGGGCTCTATCTCGAAAGCATGCGGCAGTCGGTCGAGTGCGAGGGCGAGATCTACCTCAGCATGTGCGCGGACGTCTATTACGAGCCGGGCCGCGAGGTCGAGACGATGACCGAGGACGGCAACGACGGCACCGCAACGCTGGTCGAGAACTATGTCGATCCGAAGGGCGTCTCGAGGTACCGGAACGACTTCACCCGCGGCCATTACAAGGTGGTCGCATCGGTGACCGAGGCCACGGCGACCAGGCGCGACAAGACGGTGAAGGCATCGCTCGGTGTCGCGGCCGTCGCGGTCCAGGCCGGCGACGAAGAGCTCGGCCAGGTCGCGATACTCACGGCGGTCATGAACCAGGACGGCGAGGGCATGCCGTCATTCCAGAAGTACGCGCGCCGGCGTCTGGTCGCGATGGGCGTGGAGGAGCCGACCGACGAAGAGAAGGCGGCGATGGAGGAGGCGCAGCAGAACCAGGCGCCCGACGCTGCCACTCAGGTCGCCGAGGCTCAGGCCGACGCCCTCCATGCTGGCGCCGACGAGGCTCGAGCGCGCACCGACAAGGCTGTCGCTGACACGAAGCTCAGCGAGGCGAAGACGGTCGAGACGCTGGCGAAGGCCGAGCATGAACGACAGAAGCCGCGGCTCAGCATCTTCCAACGCTGGTTCGGTCAGCGGCAGGCGGGACAGCGGCCGCAGCGGTGAAGGGGCTGCGCTGGATCAACCTCGGTCCGTGGCCGCCCGATCTCGCAATCACGTCCGACCGCCGCGCGTACCGCCGATTCCTCCGCGACGAGGTCGGCGAGAAAGAGATCCCGGAGTTTCCCGGCAAGGACACCGCCTCGACCTATTGCGTGACGCACAAGGAGAAGGGGCCGCTGGTCCTGATCTCGCTCGGCCCACAGAGCGACCAGTACGAGCTCGCGTCGAACCTCGCCCATGAAGCCACGCACGCCATGCGCTGGATCCTCGAGTACGTCGGCGAGGAGAAGCCCGGGACCGAGACCGAGGCCTATCTCGTCGGCTACATCGTGAAGCAGGCGATGCAGGCGCTCGACGCCCGCTAAGTCTTCAATCGGAGCGCCAAGCCGCGAACGGTAAGTTCCGCGCCCATGGGCCTCTTCTCCTTCGTCGGCGGACTCCTGGGTGGCGGATCGCAAAAGAAAGCGATCAAGAAGGCCACGAAGGCGCAGGTCGACGCCCTCAACCAAGCGATCGGCGAGCAGCGCCGGCAGTACGACACGACGCGCGCCGACTTCGCGCCGTACCTCCACGCAGGCACCTCGGCGCTGCCCGAGCTCATGAACCTGCTCGGCCTCAACGGCGACATGGCAGCGGCCGGCGCAATGGCGAGGGTGAAGGACTCGCCCATCTACAAATCGCTCTACGACAATGGCCTCGAGGCGATCCTTCAGAACGCCAGCGCGACCGGAGGACTCCGCGGCGGCAACACGGAAAGGGGCCTGGCCGGATTCGGTGCCGACACGCTGGCGAGCGTCATCACCGACCAGCTGGCTCGTCTCGGCGGTCTCGCCGGCTTGGGCGAAGGCGCGACCAATTCGGTGAGCGCGTTCGGTCAGCACGCGGCCGACCAGATCGGCAACTTCTTCAACCAGCAGGGGCAGGCGCGCGCGAGCGGAGCGCTGGCGAAAGGCGGCATCAACGCCGGCATGTGGAACAGCGCCGGCAGCTTCCTCGACAGCCTGGTCAGCGCCATTCCTGGTGTCGGAGGCTCGACCTTTGGCAACATGTTCGGGTTCTAGCCCGTGCCTGGTCTCGACGATTATGGCGCCCTGCTTCAGTCCGGGACACAAGCCTTCCAGAATCCGATCGCTTTCCAGGTCGGACTCCAGTCGGAGCGCCTGAACCAGCAGATCGCGCAGGCCAAGCTCGCCGACTATGCGACGAAGCAGCAGCGCGCGGAGGAGTTCAAGCGCGACCTGACCGCCGCGATGAGCAACCCTCACGCCGGCAACATCTCGGCGCTGATCATGAAGTACCCGGAGTTCGCGGACGAGATTAAGTCCGGGTGGGACGTCCGCGACAAGGCGGCGAACCAGGCCGACCTCACGCAGCTCGGCGAGATGTACTCGGCCGCGGCGTCCGGGCGGTGGGACCTGGCGTCGAAGGCGGCCCATGCTCGCTACGATGCTGACAAGGCGGCCGGCCAGACCGACCCGGCAGACGACGAGATCATTCGCGCGATCGACGCGGCAGCGGCCGGTGATGAGACGCAGCGCAAGGCGGTCCTCGGCATGATCGGCATTCAGCTCGCCGCGAAGACGGGGCCGGAACACTTCGGCACGGTGTATGGCAGCCTGAAGGGCGGCTACACTCTCGAAGCCGGCGCCACTCGTTACGACGACAACGGCAACATCGTCGCCCAGTCGCCTTTCCTGAAGACCGAAGGCGGTGGAATCCTCGAGCGCGACACCGGTGACCTGGGCGGCGGTCCTCATCCGATGGACGAAGGCAAGCCGGCTGAGATGTCGGCCTGGCTGCAGAACCTGCCCGCGCCGATCGCGCCGGTTGCGCAGACGCTCGCTCAGGGCGGTCTCCCGGCTCCGGTGGTCTCTGGCTTCCTCGGCAACTTCCACGCCGAGGGCGGCTATGGCGGCGCTCAGGGCGACGGCGGCACCGCCAGCGGCATCGGTCAGTGGCGCGGCGAGCGGGCGGCCAACTTCGAGCGCGTCATGGGCAAGCCGATCTCCGAAGCCTCGCCTGCCGAGCAGGGGCAATTCGTCCTTTGGGAGATGCAGCATCCCGAGCAGGCGGGGATGACCGTCGAGCAGCGCGACGCAATCCTCAGCGCGCAGAATCCGGCCCAGGCGGCGGCGCTCATCGACCAATTCTACGAGCGGTCCGACGGCTCAGCGCGGACGAAGCGGCAGGCGGCCGCGGCTGCCTTCGCCAACGGATCGCCACCTTCCGGCATCGCTTCGACCTATCGGCAGTCGAGTGACACCCCGGCGCCGCCCGGGTACCACTGGGCCGTTCCGCCGAAGGGCCGCGAGGCTCCGGCCGGCTACCGGTGGAACGGCGACAACCTCGAGAAGATTCCTGGCGGGCCCGCCGACACGCCGAAGCTGAAGAAGACGCGCATGACGCCTGCTGAGGTCGCGGCCGAAGGGCTCGATCCCAACATCGTCTACTATCGCGGCGAAGACGGCGTTCCGGTTGCGGTGAGCGGTCAGGACACGCGGACCAAGGGCGCGCTGAAGGCATGGCCGCCCCAAGCGCTCAACGCACGCTCGAGCAACGAAGCGCAGGTCACGAATATCGACCGCGCGCTGAACCTGCTGGATCCTGCCAACAACACGCCGGCAGCGAAGGCCGCGCGAGGCGCGATCGGGCCCGGCACCGGCATGCTCGGCGACACCTTCACCCAGTTCCATGACCCGAAGGGCGCGGACTTCCGCGCGCTCATCGGCCAGCTCGGCGGCGTCATCATCAAGGACATCTCGGGCGCGGCCGTGAGCGCTGCCGAGGATGACCGCCTGAAGAAGTGGATTCCGCTCGTCACCGATCGCCCGGAGGTGGCCGCCCGGAAACTTCGCAACCTCCGCAATGAGATCGTCCAACGCAACAGCGCCATGGACGAGGCCTACAGCGAGGACCAGGGGTACCGGCCATTCCGCGGCGGGTCGCAGGCCCCGGTGCGTGTCCGCTCTGTCCAGGAGGCGAAGAAGCTGCCTTCGGGCACGCTGTTCGTCACGCCCGACGGCCGTGTGATGAGGAAGCGCTGATATGGCCGCCGCGAAGAAAGACCCCTGGGCGGAATTCGCAGATCCGGTCGACACGGCGAGTCTCGGGCAGCCGGCGCAGCAGCCGATGGGCGCTGAGCCCGCGGCGGCAGATGATTTCTCCGCGATCGCCGACACGACGGATGCCCCAACGGCCGAGACGCCTGCGCCCGAGCCTCAGCCCGCCCTCGCGCATGGCACCGATCCTGACGGCAATCCGGCTCCCCTGGGGGGCTATGCCGTCGACGAACACGGGCGCGTCATCCTCGACCCGAGCGGCGCAACCGAGGGCGGCAAGTACGGTGCCGACACCGGCTTCGTCGGTGAGAACGGCGGCACGCACCTCGAAAGCGACCCGACCAAGCGCGGCGTGAACGCGACCATCAACGCCATGATGAAGGCCCACCGTCCGCTTCGCGACATCGCGGCGTATTTGAAGGGCAAGGGCTATTCGGACGCATGGATCCTCGGCACGATGCACCAGGCCGCCGACCTCCGCGCGTGGCAGGACAAATACCCGAACTACAAGGGCGACTTTCACGTCGACCTCGAGCGCTTCTCGGCGCCCAACACGACCTGGCAGAATTTCGCGAACAGCGACGTCGGCGTGGCGGCCGGCTCAGCTGCTGATGCGGCGACGGGCTTCAACACGGACAGCGTCATCGGTCTGACGGGTGGCGATGCCGAAGAAGCGCGCCAGGCGCTTGCTCGCGCCCAGGCCGCGCATCCGAAGTCGGCGCTGGCCGGCACTCTCGCCGGTGGAGTAGCCGGCTCGCTGACCGCCGAAGCTGCAGCAGCCAAGGCTGGCCTCAAAGGCGTGCCGAAAGCGATCGCGGCCGACGCCCTTTACGGAGGAGCGGCGGGCGCAGGCTCAACCGACACCGACGCGGAGGGGAACCCGGCGACCGCGACCGACCGCCTGATCGGAGCTGCCGAAGGAACCGCGGCTGCAATGGGTGGCCGCGCGGTGGGCTCCGGCGTGGCTGCTGCTGCCGGCGTCCGTCCTCCAGCTGCGGCCGACGCCCCCCTCACCGAGGAGCAGCGACTCATCCAAGCGGCGGACCGGCAGGGCGTCGAGGTGCTTCCCGCGGACGTCGGCGGACCCGTGACTCGCCGCGCGACCAGCATGACGTCGCAGACCATCGCCGGG